AAAATATATAGATGATAAACAAGAACAACAAGAACAACAAGAAATATATTTTAATATAGTTGCACAATATTTATTAAAAACTATAGATATCTATAATTTGAAACATACATTAGTTTATTTATCAAATAAATCTAAAGTACATTCTTTATATAAAATTTTAAATGATTATATAAAAAAAGATAAATTATCAAATAATGTTAAATATATAATATCAGACCAAAATAAAAAAGAACGAGAATTTAATAAAAATAATTTTGAAACATATAATGGAACATCAAAAATTTTATTATCAGTTGATATTTTTAATGAAGGTATTGATATTCCAATTTGCGATTCAATTTTATTTGCTGAAGAAAGAAATTCAGAAACAGTTATTGCTCAAAATATAGGTAGAGCATTAAGAAAATATAATAATATTAATTATAATAAACAAAAAGCATATATTATATTACCTACTAAAATTTATACAATTAATAATAATGATACAGCATTTTCAAGTAAATTTAAAAAAATTAGAGAAATATGCGATATATTAAGAGAACCACCAGAAATAAATAATCCTCATTATTTTGAAAGAAAAACAAAAGGTAATTTTAAAAAATTAAAAAATTTAAATGATGATGAAAATATTAATGAAGAATCAGGTTTAATTGATAATATAATTAATATTAATGATAATATATATATTAATGATAAATCTGATTTAGATGAAAATATAATAATTAAATGTAATTCAATTTCAAATATTATATTCAATTCGTTTGAAATTGAATCAAGTAATAGTAAATTATCAAATATAAAATTAGATATTCTTAAAAAAATAATCCAAAAAGAAAAAATTATTGACTTATATACATTACATAAATATACTAAAGATAATTATGCAATTGATAAACCACATTTATATTATAAGAGTGATTGGATATGTTATGGTGATTTTATATTTAATAAAGTATATACGTATAATGAATCAATTGAAATTATTAAATCATTAAATCTAGATAATATTAAATCTCCTAAAGAATGGATTGAATATTATAATAATTTTATCGATTTAGGATTTAATACTGAATATTCATTATTAAAAGATGATGATAAAAATATTTTAAATAAATTAATTTATATACCATATGATCCAAAAACATATTATTTAACAGATTGGTCAAATGATGAAAATAATTCTGGTTGGTCTAATTTCTTAGGTAAAGAATTAATAAATAATATAGCAATTGAAATTACTAGTAATAAATCATCAGTTTCAATAAATGCATCTACAAATTTAAAAAATATAATTAATCAAGATAAATTTATAATTAAAAAATTAATTAAAGAAGAATGGCAAACATATGAAAATATTAAAACTGATATTCAACCTTTAAAAGAATGGTTTGATAAACATTTTTCAATAAATAGTAAAATTGAATTAAGATTTAGATTAACAAATACTTATGCTTTAAATAATCAAGTTTTTAATATTTATATTGAAAACTTACCATTATCAAAACCACCTATTGTATTAACTTTTAGTTATAAATATAAATATGATAAAAATATATATACAAATAAAAATTTATTGATAAAAGAAATTAATAGAGATAAAGAAGAATATATTCAAAGAAAAGATATACATAATATTATTGATAATATTAAAGCTGAATTAATGGAAACTATAAATACTTATAAACAAAATTATAATTGACAATAATTATATATAATGTGAGATATTATTATTAATGGTAATTTATTAATAATTTTTAGAGGTAGAATATTTATACTATTTTAATATAAGAATTAAAAATACAAAAAAAAATAATTTTATAATTTAGATAAGTTATAATTATAATTCAAATAATATTTTTTAAATATATGTGGTACATATTCTATTGATATCATTATTGATATATATATTTATTTTTATAATAATTATTAGCTTCTATAAAACTATTAAATGACTTGACTTACAATTGCAAGTAATATTCTTTTTCTTCACAAATACATAAATATACTTCATTTGATAATATAAAAAACAAAAAGATATTTAAAGAGATTAATAAGAAATCTTTAAATCTCTTTTTTCGTTAATATTTATTGAAGTTTTAAAAAAAATTTAAGTTGATTGTTGAGTAAATGGAATATAAAATTTAAAATTTTTATAATCAATAACAAATCTATTATTTTTGATGAAATTTTTGAAATTAAAATTTATCTTTTTAAAGTTATTTACAATTTTGAAATTATTTAATTCTATACCATATGAATATTCATTATAATTATTATTATTTTTAATTGTTCCGTTAAATCTATTTATATAAATTGTTGATGCAATATAATTATTATTTTTAAAATTTTTAATATATTCTGGAAAATATATGCAAATATAAGTTTCATTTATATCATCAATTATTATAGTATCATTAATGACAGTTTTAACATATTTCATTTTACCTTTTTTATATTAAAAAATAAATAATCAATTTTTATTTAAAGATTTCTTATTAATATCTTTAAATCTTTTTATTTTCATCAAAATATAATAATAATGTTGATAATTTATATTTCAAATAATATTTTTGAAATATTCGAGGTATATATCTAGTTGATATTATTGTTGATATATGATTATTATCAGTATTATTATATTTTTTTTCATAATAATTATTAGCTTCTATAAAAGAACTGAATAATTTATAATTACATGTAATATTTACATATTTTTTATCACAAATACATAAATATACATCTTCTTTTACATATTCTTTTACATTATCTATTTCCATTATCTAATAATATTTATAAATAACTATATCATTTTTTTAAATCTATTTAAAGACTTTACCAAATAATCCTTAAATATTAATTTGAATTATTATAAAAATTGATTATATTTATAATCAATTAATATATCTTAATAATGAAAGGATATATTTACATAAGAACTAATGAATGGTGTGAATTAAAAAAAATTTATAAAGTTGGTATAACTAAATCTATAAAAGATAGAAATAATTCTTATATTACAGGTGAAATTATTAGAGGTAAATTCATTAAAATATTTGAATTAGATTTTAAAGATAATAATGATAATAATGATAAACAATTAAAATATATTGATAATATTATAAAAATAAAATTTAAGAAATTAAATGTTTATTTTAATGGAGGAACTGAATTTTATGATATTATTATTATTGATAAAATAGATGAATTTCTATTAAAAAATAATATTAAATTTAAATTAATTAATGAAGATGAATTAACTAGAATAAATAGAGAAAATAAATATTCTTTTAATAATATTATTAATAAATATATAGAATTTAAAAAAATAACTCCTAAATTACATCAATTAGAAATTTTAAATATTATCGATGATTTTTATTTAAATAATAATATTGGAAATTTACTTTGGACATGTGGTCTTGGTAAATCATTAATGTCTATTTTAATTACACAAAAACTTAATTTTAAGAAAATTATTATTGGCGTTCCTTCTTGTTTTCTTCAACATCAATTTGCTAATGAGATTATTCAAATATTTCCAAATAGAGATAATATATTTATTGGTTCTTCTACTGATAATGATATTATTATTAAATCATTTCTTTCTAAAAACACAGATGAACCATTATTTATAATTACTACTTATCATTCATGTCATTTATATATAAATGATGATATTATATTTGATTTTAAAATTGCTGATGAATGTCATCATTTAGTTGGTAAAAATGATAATCCTGATAAACATAGATTTATTCTTTTTCATAAAATTAATTCAATAAAAACATTATATATGACTGCAACAATTAAAAATATTGATAATAATGATAATTGTTATTCAATGGATAATGAAAAAATATTTGGTAAAACTATTGATGAAAAAACATTTAAATGGGCAATTGATAAAGAAATGATAACAAATTATAAAATTATTATTATTGAAAATCAATTTCACGAATTATTGGAAATTAAACATAAAATTTCTCGAACAATCTCAAATAAAGAATTATTTATATGTGCATATTTAACTCTAAAATTATTAACTATTTTTAAAGAAAAATCACCAACTCATATATTAATATATACAAATGAAATTAAAGACGCGGAATTAGCCAATAATTATATTAAAGAAATTTTAAGTTATGATATAATTGATATTAATCCTGATGATTTATATTATAATTCTTTACATAGTCAAGTAGAAAATCCAAAGATTATTGAAGATGGTCTTAAAGAATTTCAAAGAAAAAAATATGGGATTATCTCATGCGTCCAATTATTTGGCGAAGGTATTAATTGTCCTATTATTGATGGTATAACTATCGCATGTAATATGATTAGTAAAATTAAAATAGTTCAATATTTATTAAGAGCAAATCGTTTATTTCCTAATAAACCAAATAAAATAGCTTATTATAATATTCCTTATTTATCTAATGAAAGTTATTTGAATATTAGACATATAATTAAACAATTAGCAAATGTTGATGAAACTATTGAACAAAAAATAATGATTTCTCAAATGTCTTATTCTAGTAATGCTTTAATAAATCACAAAAAACCATCATATGAATTTATAAGTAATCCTGATTTATTATTGAAAATTAAAATGAAATTAAGAAATAGTAAAGATTTAATATGTGATTTTACAGAAGAAGAAAATGAATATAATTATATTAAATCTATAAATAAATATTTAAATTTAACTTGTAAAATTGATTATTATAATTCAAAAGAAAAACATGAAAATTTTATTGAAAATCCTGATAAATATTTCTCAATTAAAGGAGTTTGGATTAATTGGTGTGATTTCCTAGGATATGATACAAGTTTATTTATACCAACTAAACAAAAATGGCTAAATTTCTGTAAAGAAAAAGAAATAAAAACAATAGAAGATTATAATAGATTATCATTAATTCATATAGAATTGCCAAAAGACCCCGAAGATTTCTATAATTCATTTTCAAATATTATAAATGAATTACAATTATTCAATAATAAAAAAAGAAGATAATAATATAATTATTTAAATTCAATATTTATATTTATTATATATATATATATATAAAATGGTTAAATATATATC